ATTTACAACTACGGTATGACATCAGCGGTATCTACATCTAGTGCGACTGCTGTGCCTATCATGGCTATTCGTGTCGCTCCTTCTGTCGATAACGGTACTGTGGGTACTTTGGGTGTCAAGGAAATTATCAACCGCTTGCAATTGCAAATGCGTGAGATTGCTATGTTGACGACTACAAGTTATCTTGTTCAGTTTATTTTGAACGGTGTAATTGGTGGAACAAGTGGATTTACTTCATTTGCATCGCCAACACAAAACAACACCAACACAACTTCAATTGTTCAAGTGGCAACAAACACCAATACGGCAACTACTATTACTGGTGGTGAGTCGATTGCGGCGTTCTTTACCAACACAGCAGGTCAGACCACTTTGGACTTGACTTCAGTTGCTCCGTTCGGTAATGCCGCTTTGGGTGGTGGTCTGTCAAACACAGTGCCAACAAGCCAAGCAGGTACTTATCCTGATGGTCCAGACATTTTGTACGTAACAGTTAGCCAGGTTGGATCAAACGGAACTGCGTTTGCTCGTCTGTCATGGCAAGAGTCACAAGCATAATGCCTAGCAAGTCACCTGCTCAACATAGGCTGATGGAAGCCGCCGCCCACACAAAAGGTGGGTTTGGTGGCGTTCCTCAAAAGGTAGGCAAAGAGTTTGTCAAAGCTGATGAGGGGAAAAAGATGGCTAAAGGTGGACTCTATGCCAATATTCATGCTAAACAAGAGAGGATAGCTCATGGATCTAAAGAACATATGCGTAAGCCTGGCTCAAAAGGCGCTCCAACGTCTGAAGCTTTTATTCAGTCAGCTAAAACAGCTAAGAAAAAAGACGGGGGAGTAAGTCTTGCGGTGGGTAGGGGTGAGAAGTTACCCGTATCTAAAGGCGCAGGATTAACAGAAAAGGGCAGAGAGAAGTACAACCGTGAGACTGGAAGCCATTTAAAGGCACCACAGCCCCAAGGAGGCGCACGTAAAGACTCATTCTGTGCCCGTATGTCTGGCGTGGTACATCATTCAAAAGGGGATGCTGAACGGGCGAAGGCATCTCTCAAGCGTTGGAAATGCCCAGGGTGGTAAACCATGTCATATTCAGGAACCGTTGGCAATACAGTCATCAATGTCCAAACATTGATAGATCACGGTGCCCGTCGAGCAGGTAAGCTTGCCGAGGAGTTGACGGACGAGCAGACACAATCAGCTAAAGAGTCGCTGTTTTACATTCTGTCTAACCTAATCAACCAGGGTATCCAGTATTGGGCGGTCAATAAGCTTGTTTTAGGGCTCAATGCTGACCAGTACATCTATTCCCTACCTAACGGCGCCAATGACATCTTAAATGCGCTGTATCGCACGATGAATCAGCCCTCTGGTAGCTATACATCTAGCGCAGGGGGTACGGTTGCCAATGTTTACGACAACAATATTGCTACTTACTGCCAACAAACGTCAGCCAACGGCAATATTCAGGTCTTTTACGGCACAAACAACCCAAATTACATCGGTTCTATAGGCTTTATGCCCTATATAGCAGGGGGTGGTAGCCAGACATGGAACTACACCTTCCAAAGCTCACCTGATGGCACCAATTGGACTACGCTTTATACAGGAACAAGCGTTACTGTGACCGATTCACAGTGGATTTGGCAAGATATTGACCCTGGGCAGAACGTAACCTATTACCGAATGGTTGCCACTGGTGGTACAACGCTATCTTTACGTGAACTTTACTTTGGTAATAACGCAAGACTGCTTCAGATGTCACGCCTAAACCGTGATGACTACACGAATTTACCGAACCAGAACTTTACAGCCAATCAGCCGTATCAGTATTGGTTTGATAGGACGATTCCTCAGCCAACCTTTTATCTCTGGCCTGTACCGAGCACGTACTTTGTGCAGGCAACCATTTGGTATTCACGCCAAGTCATGGATGTGGGTTCTTTGACCAATCAACTTGAGATACCAGATCGTTGGATGTTGGCTGTTCAGTCTATGTTGGCTCACCAAATGAGTATTGAGTTGCCTGGAGTTGATATTCAAAGGATTCAGTACCTTGAAGGACAGGCTGAGAAGTACTTCCAGATGGCTGAGCTTGAGGAAAGAGACAAGTCACCAATCTATCTGGCTCCAAACATATCAGTTTATACGAGGTAACTATGCCAATGTTCCTTGATACTGAGGGTTATGCAAGCATAGCGATTGCGGTGTGCGACAGGTGCAAGATGAAGCGTGTCTTCTCAACCCTGCATCCAGACATTAACTTTCCAGGACTCAGGGTGTGTGAAGAGGGTTGCATGGACGAGAAAGACCCCTACCGACTGCCTGCTAGGAAAACGGAGAGGATTAACTTGAGATTCCCAAGACCTGATTTGGCGCTCAATGTTCCTAACAATCAGTTGATCACAGGACAGTACAGCAACTCTATAATTTCAACAGGTACAAATACTTCGCCCCCAGGTTTGGTCAATGGTGATGAAGACGAAATTGTTATAGGTTCATAATGGCACAAGTACAAATATCTCAGCTACCTACCGCATCGACTCTGACTGGCTCAGAGATTGTGCCTGTCGTACAAAATGGCGTGACCTCTCAAACAACTGTGGGTCAGATCGCCAGTTCACCTACCCTTACCCAAACATTCCTGACGGCTACCAATCAGACCTCAACCCTAGCTAATTCACGTTATATAGGGGCAGGAAGCGGTTTAATTGGTACGGATGGTGGAGCAGGTGCTCCTTACACTTTAGCGCTCACTGGAGCCCCTTTAGCGCTTCTCAGTACATCTACTGGAATTCAGGTCAAGACAGGTACAAATACCATGTCTGGCGTTACTTTAGCGGTGACTGGAGCGGGTTTAGCCATCTCTAACGCTGATGGAACTACAGGTAATCCGACGATCTCTTTAACGGGGATTATGGCTAACCTGGCGTCCACAAGTGGTACAGGACTGCTTGCGATTAGTGGGACAACGCTCACGCCCACATCTGTGTCTGGTACAAGCAACCAGATTACAGTGTCAAACGGTACAACAGCGCCAGTAGTTGGCCTATCTTCTAATGCGGTGATGCCTGGAACTGGGGCGATTACGCTACCTTATGGCGGTACATCGGCTAGACCTACGCCTACTAATGGCATGATCCGATACAACACGGATACTGGTAATTTTGAGGCTTATGGTAACAACAACTGGGGATCTATCGCCCTTAATAGTGGTGTTACATCTATTACAGCGGGAACAGGCCTAAACGGGGGTACGATTACCTCTACGGGTACTATTTCCATCGCTAATACAGCGGTTACAGCGGGTACATACGGTACAGCAACAGCGGCGCCAGTCATCACGGTTAACGCTCAGGGACAGCTTACAGCGGCCTCCACAATCACAATTACGCCTGCTTTCTCATCTATTACGGGTACGCCAACGACTTTGGCAGGGTACGGTATATCGGACGGTGTATCGCTGACTGGCACACAAACGCTGACCAATAAGTCAATCAGTGGTGCAACAAACACGATTACAGCCTTACCCAACTCAGCACTGAATAATAGTGCGGTGACGGTGAATGGGGTGGCTATTAGCCTTGGTGGATCTGGAACCATTACTTCTGTAGCACCAAACGCTTTGACAATTGGTACTGGATTATCAGGCTCTAGCTATAACGGATCTTCAGCAGTAACGGTTGCTATATCCAATACCGCTGTTACGGCAGGATCTTATACAAGCGCCAACATTACTGTAAACGCTCAGGGTCAGATCACATCGGCGAGTAGCGGTAGCTCAATGATTTATCCAGGGGCAGGTATTCCGCTGAGTACTGGATCTGCCTGGGGAACAAGTTACAGCACCAGTGGATCTGGAAACGTAGCGCTGACTACAAGTCCTACGTTTGTGACACCAATTTTGGGTACACCTACATCGGTGACGCTTACAAATGCGACTGGACTGCCACTGACTACGGGTGTGACTGGAATTTTGCCAGTTGCTAACGGTGGTACGGGAATCAATACTTTAACGGCAGGATACATTCCTTACGGTAATGGAACCAGTGCTTTTGCTTCAAATTCTGGATTTACGTTTAGCGGATCAACACTGACTGCTCCAGTTTTAATTGTTAACTCAACAACAAGCACAACGCCCAACCTGACGTTTAACGCAAGTAATTCAGGATTTACGTCTGGCGCAAGCGTGTCAGGTAGTTATTTGCAAACCGTATTGCAAAACAGTAGCGGAACAGCAGGAGCATCAACTAATTACGTTTTAAGCAATGATCTAGGTACTGATTCCACTTATTACGGTGAATTTGGTATGAATTCCTCTGTTTATACAGGAGCAGGAGTTCCCGCTGACTTCTACAGTATTAATAACGGTATTTATTTCTCAGGACATGATGGCGATATTACAGTCGGTTCTGGAAACGGTAAGAAGCTTTATTTTGCTTGGGGTTCAACAGGTCAATCAGCGCACGTTATTAACTCATCTGGTGCTATTGGACTCAACACC